TCTAATTTTCTCCTATTTCCATGAATTTCGTTTAAGCCATATATCTCTATATATGTCTCCTACGACATCTCTAATTACTTTTTTAATTATATCTAAATCTTTACTATCTAAAGTCTCACCAATTTTTCTTCTATGGCTATTAGCTTTATATTTCTTCTTTCTCTTTTTACCTTCTGGATCAAAAGCAAATGGTGTATTGTATCCTTCTACATCACCAGTTACAGTTATTTCATCCAACTCATCCTCTTCAATAATTTCAAGAGTTAGTTGTTTTAATACTTCATTAAAGTGTTTTTTTGTTTTTATTTCCACTTTTCTTTAACTCCTTTAAGAGTTCCATATATCTCATTGTCTGGATAACTACATTATCTTTTACCAGTTTAGATTTCTTTACACCACAAAATTTATCTATAGATTTGATTGCTTCTGCTAATTTAATCTTAACAACTTTATCAGTTAATTTATTAGAATGTTGTTTTAATTCTTTTTTAATAGCGGGTACAACTTTTTCAAGATATTCCTTTAACGAATTAACATTAGAAATATTATTGATATATGCCCTTAATAAAGATTTCTGTGGGTAATTTAAGTTAGAATGTTTTGCATTAAATTTTTCTAAAAGTGTTTGATAAGTAATTATTCTTAAATCTTCATCTTTCGGAAGAGCTACGCTTAATGAAGATTCTATATTAGTTTTATTACTTGTTGTTACGTGTTCAACTAAATTAAAATGTGATTCAGTTTTTTCAATTGGAGATATATTATTATATTCAAATAATTTATATATTGATGCATATGCGGAATAATTTCGTACTTTTGATGAAAGAAAGTTCTGTAAATCATAACAGTCTTTAATCTCTTTTATAAGATTATATTTCTCTCTTTTGAGAATAGAACTATTTAACTTCTTTCTCTCACTTATAACCTCATTAATAAAATAATCAGCCTTCTTATCAGAATTAAACTTTTTATTTATTATAATATTATAAAGAGCTAGTTCTTTACCTAACTCCGTTCTCTCATTAAATCTTTGTTTAATTATGTGTGCTGCTTTCGAATCGTTTTTTTTGTTCAAAACATCCGCGGTTATCTGTCTGAGTAAAAATTCAAACAGCAAACCAGTATTGCGGACCTTTGAATGCTTTAACTTACGGTTTCGCATACTAAGTTCTCCGTTTTATTAGTATTATATAATTATTCATATATAAATATAAAATTTTTAGACTTTTATATATATTATTCACTATCTTCATCATTTAATATCACATCTTCACTTAAAATACTTTTATCTATGACATTCTTATTAAACTTTTGTTTTAATTGGTTTAACAACCCTTCACGGGTTACAAGAGTTGAACCTTTAGATGTAGCAAGTGGAGATTTACCTTTGAACTCTCTCTTACCTTGTCGTTCTCTGTGGTATGCAGTTGCATCTGATAAATCTTTTGAGGTTGCGCCATTTGGATTAACAGGTTTTTTGAACCTACCCTTTTCACTACCACCCCATTGTCCATCACTCTCGCCAAATTGGAATGTGTCTGAACCAGCCTCTGTTGATGCTGTATCTTTCTCACCAGTAACAGCAGGATCATTACCTTCCATAGCAATTTGTTCAAATCTAAATTGTTGTTTGAGATCTTCTATTACTTGGTCAAATACTTCTTTCTTATCACCTTCATTCATTTCAAATATAGTATCATAAATCCATTCACGAGAAAATAATTTACTTTCCATAACAGTATTTGATAATTCTACCTGTTGAGTTAATAACTCTAATTTCTCTTGTTCATGTATCATTGATGGGTTTGTTAATTCCAAATCAAAATTAATAAGTTCCGCGTCTTCAAATCCTTGTGTATACAGATGAATGATTGCAATCTTTTCAAGTTCAGCACATATAATCTTTTGGAGTCTTTCTATTGTTCTTGCAAACCTAACATCTTCAGCAGCTAGTGTAGCTTTACTACCGACGCCCTCTTCGTACCCAAGAAATGCTTTTGGTATTTTAAGAGCTGCCATCATTTTATTTCGTAGATATTCTATATCATCGATTGCACCATCACTAGTTAATCCAGGTAAAGTTTCTATAGCCGTTCCACTATCTCCACCACGAACTGGAAGATAATAATCTTCAGTAACAGATTCCATATTATAACGAAGATTATATTCACCTGTATTTTGATCAATAACAGGAATCTTTTTCATCTTATTAATGATTTGTTGCATGAAATTCTCAACTTCATTTGGTGGTATATTACCAATATCAACTTTAAAAATTCGTTTTTCTGGAGCTCTCATCATTCTATGAATTAACATAGCATCTTCCATAAGAGTTAATTGTTTCCACACCCTTCTAGCACCTTCTAATTGTGATTTACCATATGGAAGAAAATTAGAATCTGATAACATTCTAAAATGAGCAACCTCATAATTTTCAAGAGTTTCATGTGTTTGATTTTTTCCATATCCCGCACTCTCACCTTCAATTTCAAATTGAACAAGTTTTGGATTTTCTGGGTCATGATCTTCCAATCTATTAATATCATATGGAGATATAGGTTTAATATTAACAATACCGTATTTATCAAGAATATCCAAATGTAAATAAAAATCACCATATTTTGTCATGTTTCTAATCCAAGACCAAAGATTAAATTCTATATTCATTATATCATAAAATAAGTTACCTAAAATTTCTACTACTTTAGGATTATCCGATTTTACTTTTAATATCTGTCCTGATTCATTGGTAACGGTTGATTCGTCAGAATAAATATCAAGAGCAGAAGATATAATAGGATCTGCATCCATCAATTCATAGTCTTTGAACAATTCTTTTCTAGCTACTTCATAAGCACTAGCATTCTGTGCATTTGCATATCTCTGTGCCCAATTAGCTCCATTCATAAGTCTATTATATCTATCTATAAAATTAGAAGTTAAAGCTGTTTGTGTAAAATCTAAATCTTTGACTTTTATTTGACCACTGTCTGTTTTTCTTAAAACTATGCTAGACTGAAATAGTTTTCCTAATCTTGTTAATATATTCTCATTTTGTGCCATTTTTTACCTCTTATTTAATTAACCAAGTTAAATCTTCTTTATCTTTGCCTATATCCATTTCCCACGGATTGTTATTTGGCATTCCGGGCTTTCCAGCTTGAAATCCAGCACTGTGATCTACAAAATTTCCATTACTTTCCAACATGGAATCCATCATAGCCCATTGTTGATCATTTCTATCTTTCTGTAATCTTAAAGCTGTATCCCTAACCCATAAAGCGATTGAGTAAGACATAACTAAGTCGTCATTATAACCTTGCATTGCTTCTGCTCTTGAATGTATTATTCCAGTTTTATAAATAAAAACAAATAATTCATCTATAAGCCTATTTGAATGTAATTTAACTAATTTTTCTCTTGTATATTCTTCCATTTTTGCCACAATAAGTGGTCTTGTTTTTTGAGTTGTTGAAAAACCAGGAACCATACTTTTATCTTGAGACCTGTATTTATTGTTTACTTGATGTTCCACATCAACAACTTGTAAATCTTTTGACTGATAAAATAGGTTTTTATACCCTCTATCTATAATAGTTTGAATTGTAGCCCATCCTATATTGTTATTTTCTACAACAAGTATAGCATCATTATATTTAGTAGCAACTTCAATTAAAAAATTTCCATAATCAGTTGTACCTAATTGTCCTTTATATTCAGCACATTGTTCCATATCAGATAATTCAAAAACTTGACAAGCTGAATAATCAGCACCATCACCACGAGCTACATCAGCAACTACAATATATTGTTTTGAATAATCTGGTTGTCTAAAAACCCAAAAACCTCTATCAATTCCTTGTTCTTCAACGGGAGATTCAACCATTGTTTCTTTATACCAAGTTAATATTTGTGGATCAACTACAGATTCACCAGAAGTAAGAAAGTCTGTATCACATTCTTGGGATGCTTTTGACGGACCTAAAATTTTATCTTGTTCATCTCTCCAACTCTGGTCTCTGTCTGGATGATCTGTCCAATGAAGTCTAATTGTACTGAACTCATTTGTTCCATCTTCTGCACCAACCCATTGTTGATGAAACCAATTACCCACACCATTTGGGGTTGATAATACAATACAATTACCACCAGTTGCTAATGTTTGTTGTGCAGCTGTCCATATTACATCTACTTTTTCTATGAATGCAGCCTCATCAAGTATAAGAAGAGATAGGGCTTCAGAACGACCTGCTGATTCGTTAGATGCTATTGCTTTTATCTGTGAACCATTGGTAAAACGTAATGATAATTTATTTATTTCTTCTGTATTTGTTTTTAACCATTGAGGTAAACCATCATACATCACTCTAACCTTTGTTACAAGATTTTTTGCAGTTTCTTTACCGGTAGCAATAACAAGAATATTCTTATCATTGTGAAATAACATCATCCAAAGAGAATAACCCGCAGTTAAAGTGGAGATTCCTAACTGACGAGCTTTGAGTATTATATTATAACGATTATCTTTAAAATCTGTTAAACATCTCTCTTGAAAAGGATATAAGTCAAATTTAATTTTACCTTGTTTTGGATGTTGAATAGTACAGTATTTTCTCATAAAATGTATAGGATTTTGTACACATTCCAAATATTCTCTCTGTATTGCTTTTTTTAATTTTTGTTGTTCATTCATTTTAATTAATTTGTCCTACCGCCCATATAGGTATAATCATTGATACTATACCCATGGAATACCATAGATATTTATTTTCATGCCATTTTGGTTTTATCTCTTTTATTAAATCATCTTTTAATGCAAGTTGTTCTTTGTAGTTTTCAATAATCCCACTGTCAATTTCAGTTTGTTGTATATACATATATATCTGTTCATTCAAATTTCCAATGATTTTTTGATTCAGACTATCTGTATTTTCTAACTCTTGTATTGATGCGTACAAAGATTTCACCTCTTCCTCTGAAAAAGTATAAGTTTTTTGAGGAAAAAGAGATGAAAAAGTTAAAAATAAAACTAAAAATGATTTTAGATTAATATCCACCATTTTTATGTAGCCATGTTAGTTGTACCAGCAAAAACCAAATCTTCTAGAAAACTATAATCATCAAATTGTGTACAATTTTCATCTCTTATTGCACTTTGGCAACAGAAAAATTCAGAAGTACCAGCTATTGTTATTGGCTGTTCTATAAAATATGTATAATTAAGATCAGGATGATTTGGACATGGATTAAATCCATTAAGAAGCGAACCTCCATTTTGATATCTTTGTCTATTTTGAGTTAATCCACCTGTTTGATACTTTTGCCTACCTCTTGTTGGTCTTTTTCTTTCCATAACTCTAGTACCTCTTGTTGGTCTTTTTCCTCCTACAGCTCTAGTATTTCCTAAAGCACGGCCTCTTATTGGTGAAGTAGCCCTACGAGTAACTCTACCTCTTGATTTACTAATTGTAGTTGGTCTACGTTTAGCAGTTCCTCTAACAGGTTTTCTACCCATAGCAGTGCCAGCTCGACCACCGTGAGCCATCTTTCTTGCAGGTTTTCTACCTCTTCGCATTTTATTTCTCCTATTAGGAACTTTACCACCTCTAGCATATTTACTACCAGGTAGTTGTCCTTGTTGAAACCCACCTTGATGGTAGGTTGTTGCTGTACTATTCAATTTGTCTAAAAATTCTGTTCCGAGAGCTTTTGTTGTTTGGGCATTGATTATATATTCATTACCTTCCAATTCTATAGGTGTTTTTCCACCAATAATTGCAGGTATTCCACCTTTTTCATGTTTGGGACCTTTAAGATATCCTCCCGGGCTATATAAACCTTCACAAATACCATGCTCTCTCCCACACATCCATTGTCCATTAGGCATTTTATGTTCCCAGCCATCACAACATTGTGGATTTCTTCGTGTTTGATAATTTCTACTATTATATGCCATATTTATTTTCCTCTACTCTTTGCATATTTTTTAAGAAAATCTGCTGCAGCATCAGCGCCAACATCTTTAACTTTTTTATCTTTTTCTTTTTTAAGTGCTTCTAACTCTTTCTTTTTATCGCCAAGAATCTGTTGCACATCCTTTTTATATTTTTTCTTACTTTTGAGAGCATCTTTGACAATCTTTAATTTATCATCTATATCTTTTCTTCTCTCTTTTGAACGACCAGCATCCTTTCCACTAAAAAAGGCAATAAGAATTCCACCAAGTATAGTAAAAAATCCAACTACATATTTCCATATGCTTTTCATCTTATTTTTTACCAAATGGTAATTTATCGAATACAGGTTTAAGTACTGCATCAAAAAGAATATCATCATAAGGCCATGGTGTAAGTTTTACTATTTTCTCGCACGCATAAAAGCCGATTAAAATATATTCCCAATTTGCTAATATCCATTCACTCATTGTATTTCTCCGTTAAGCTTTATTTTTCTTTATTTCCATTGATATATTTGCATTTGCCATAGCATTTACAACGCTCTTATCAAATGGATTTATTTTATTTTCTTCAAATCTATTCATCATAAATTGTTCAATTTCTTCGTCTATTGCATCCCACCTTTTTAGTTGTTGTAGTTTTACCCAAAATTTCCATTTGTTTCCATTTTTACCAATTCTATTTTCTTTATTCCATTTTAAATCTTCTTCAAATTGTACCTGACAATTATAACATCTATTCATTCTACTATAAGTGTCTATATCAAAAGATTTAGTACATGGTTTATCACAATCTTTACATTGTTTAGAAAACATACCAACATTAACTTTGGAAACTTTAGATCTATATCCATTTCTCTGTTCCCATTCTACACCATCTGAATCTGTCCATTTATCACCAACTTTATATTCTATATTATCTGGTGTATATCCAGATTGAATTTTTGATCCATGTTTGTCATCCAATACATCTTGTACTCTTCTTAAATTATCTTCATATCTTTTACTTCTTGCCATAATTATACCTATATTTCTTCATATATAAATAGTTAAAAACTAATTAAACCTGTAATTTGATTTATGGGAGCGAAGGCTCCTGTAAATTTATATGTGTTTCCTTTATACTTAAATACAATACCCTCACTTGGAACTATTGAATCTATTCCACCTATAGAATTTAACTTATCTAATTGTAATTTTAAAGTATTTAATTTCTTTAAATCACCACCACCTTTAACATTTGATATAGCTTTATCTAATCGTTTTTTAATTCCCTGAACTGCTTTGTCCGGATTAGCTGCTATAAATCCTTTT